ATGTCATAGATGGTATAAGAAAATATAGATTTAATTACAGAAAAGATATTTTAATTAAACAAGGCTATGATAAATTTAAAACAGAACACGAAATAATGTCAGAAAGAAAAATATATAGAATATACGATAGCGGATCATTAAAATATGTTTATGAAAAACCCAGTCAAATTTGACTGGGTTTTTTATTTTAAAATGTTGGAGTTTGTCCCCCTTGAGATGTTTGAGTCATTCCTTGGGTTGTTTGTCCTCCTTGAACCGGTGGCGTTTGTGCCCCTCCTTGAACCGGCGGCATTTGTGCCCATCCTTGAACCGGCGGCATTTGTGCCCCAAATTCAGCACCCCCCATTTCAGATCCTCCTCCAAATTCAGCCCCGCCTCCGAAGGCACCGCCTCCGCCGAAACCGCCTCCAGCTTCTCCGCCTTCAGCTCCAGCTCCACCGAGTCTCTTCTTCTCGATTGCTTTATACTTGTTATTCTCTTCAATGTCAGCGTCTGTAAATTTCATAATGTGACGAACAATCCATTCAATACTCAAATAAGGTTTACCTTCAGCATCTTGTAATGATGAACTTAATGTCTGAGCAATAGATGCTCTTTCATTTAAGTTTTTCAAATGACGCCACTCTTCAAACATTGTATCAGAAATAAATTCCAACTTAATAGCGTTGTTAAAATCAATATCATCTTTTAATTCTGGGAAATCTAAAATCATTTGAATCTTCAAAGGCTTGACCAAAATTTCTTTAAAGATAGTTCTAATTCTACAAATGAAATTCTTAAATTTAACTTCATCTCTAGTAATAGCCGCACTTGAATCATAAGCATATGAACCACCACCGTTGTCTTCATCAAATCTTTGGAATGGAAGTTTACTTGCTCTTTTCAAAATCTTATAAAACCATTGAAGTACAATATCTTCATTTAAGTTTACTTGAGTTGGTTGCAAAATTTCAATATTTGGTGTTCCTGCTGCGCCATCTGGGAACCAGAAGTCCTTACTGAAAGGAATATTAGTTTGACCATTTATAGATACAGTGCCCATCCTTTCATCCCATTGAACATCATCGTGATACTCACTCATTAATTCATATATCTGTTGTTCTGCCTGTTGACGAGTTAAGCCTCCAACTGGAATTACAAACTTCTTATAAATTGAAGCCTGATTTATATTGTAAAGTAATCTAGCCTGCTCAATCATTTTTAACTGATTGAAAGGACGAATTAAATTCTCCACATAAGAAGTTTCACCATATTCGTTATTATTAGAATATGAAATATAAATAATCTGAGAATCTAAAAGAATTCTTCTAAGTGCTGGATTATCAGGATGTTGTATCCAAATCATTGTATTTGTATTTGGATCTGTAGCAACGATAAGTGTTATTGGATCGATTGGTGCTAGGTCAATTATGTTTTTTTGTTTATCGTCGTAAACAATTTCATAAGCGATGTACCCGTCAATCAATAAATTTTTAAGATAGTTCCAAGCGATTTGACCTTCGTTAAAATTGAATGTGTTAATGAGTTTTGAAAAATTTTCCTGATACTTTTGGCGAATTGTTTGCTCGTAATTATCTGGTAAATCTTTAACGTAACAGAATCTATTATTTTCGTCGTAGATTATACATTCATCTGAAATTTGTGTGATAAAATCTTTGATTTCATCTTTTATAGAATATTGTCTTAATATTTTTCTTTTATCGAGGTAGGTTCTATCGAGGTATGCAATTGATTTTTTATCTAAGAATCTTGCAATGGTTTTCTTTGTAAATAAATCATACATATTTGAACTATTAGGTTGATAAAGAATATCTGTTGTTTCTTCATGAACACCAATAGAATATGCGTTTCTAATACGCATATCATTGTATTCTAACCCACCAAACATGGTGGATAATCCTCTTAATATTCTGTTGAACAAACCAAAATTAGTGGTGTTTGTTTGATTTTGATTTCCTCTGTAACGATCATAACTTGCCATTTTTAATTGTTAATTTTTACTTTACTATATATAAATCTTTAAATGTCATATTTGTTATTTTGGATTTTCATAGATTTTATAGTGGTTTTCGAGTAATTTGAGTTGTTGATAGTACTCTTTTACGTCGTTTTCGTAATCGAAAGCTGTTTTTTCATAAGCGAGTAATAACTTCTTCAAAGTTTCTTTTTCTTTCTCTACATCAGAATCTTTTAGAACATCCATCATAATTCTTTTATTGATAATTCTAGTATCTATAAAAATGAATCTATTTAATATAGTAGTTGATATACCAAATATTTTAGGACCACCTTCTCCAATTCCAACTATTTTAGTATAATCAAAAGCTGTAATAGCGTAACTAAATCCGCCATTATTTTTAAGTGATTTATAAACAGATTCAAAATTCACTTTCATAGGTATTTCTTCATTCACTGTATTGCCACCATCGTTGTTTATTTTGTTTCTTTCAATGATTGATGAAAACATTTTAAACAATTTATCAAAATAAACAATCTTATATTGATAAGGGAGATAATCTAAATTGACAGAGTAGATAATTCTTTTTTGTAATTCAGTACTATATCTATCATCAATTACAAATATATGACACCATAATTTATTACCATTATAGTTGTATTGAATAAGATAGAATTTGCCAATATTTATTTGCCCATTTATGACACTTCTAACTTGCAAATTTGGATTTTTAAGAACTAGGTTAAATATCATTTCAGTTGAATCTTCAACTAATCTTTTCATGTTGTCATTATATTGACCCATTAAAGATGAACAATATTTACCAAAACTATCTGCCATATTTTTTAAAATACTTTTACACTGTGATTATCGAAATATTTTTCAGTTATAACAAAAAAATCATATCCTCTCTTTTCACAAAATTTCTTTGCTGTTGTCCATTTAGCGAAATTTTTTAGAAACATTTTCATCCTATATTCGTGATTCTCTAAAGATTTAGCTGTAATCCTTTTTGGCATAACTGGGGGTTGAGTCTCAGCATATGGTTTAATTTCCAAAACAGTTTTAGTTATTGTGCCATCCAATTTTTCTATTTCTGCAAATGCGTCGGGATGGTATCTAAATGTTTCCCAATGTTTATTACCTTTTGAATCCGTAACTTCCATTTCATACGGTATAGTTATGCCTTCTACGTTCCAATGTAAAACTCTGGGTTCGTTATCAAGATAAAAATATAACTTATATTCCCACGACGAACGAAAATATATAACTGTTGGGTCTCCTAAATATTTTTTAGGATTTATAAGATTGTACTGACCCTGTGTATATTTCTGACTCATATTAGGTCTAGCTCGATATCCCATGTTTCAAAGTTTTTTTTATTTAAACCATTTTTCTAAATTATCTTTTCTCCATTTGTTCACGAATTCCTTAAATAATTATTTAAAATATTCTCAATATTATTTATATCATTGTAAGATATGCGAATTAAATTTATTTTATTTTTCAAACAATAGTCGTCTTTTATTTTATCTTTTTTCTGTCTTTCGATCAATTTCTCATTTCCACCAAAGAAATCAAAAGATTTAAAATGTTGAATTCCATCATATTCTATGCAAATGTTATAATCTGGTAAATAAAAATCAAAAGGTAAATGACTTAAAAATTTACAGTTTTCAAATTTTTTTTGCCTACTATGTTTTATATTTTTATCATTTAATATTTCACTAATTATTTTCTCTCCCCTAGATTCTTTACACGAAGGACAACCGCTTTCACGACTCATGAAATTATTATATATAACTGACCATTCATAACCACAAATATCACATTTTAAAATAATTTCAGTTGTAGAAGTTTTTGAATAAATAAATGGTTTCAATAATTTACATCTCATTTTTTCACACTGTTTTTCAACTCTTTTTTCGGCATCAGACTGTGTTAATTTCAACACTTTTGCACAATAAGCGCATCCTTTATTATTATTTATAAAATTTATATATGTTGCATCCCACTCATGTCCGTCTACATTACATCTTAGTTTTATCTTAGATTTATTATTTTCATGGATATAAGGTTTTCTTAAAGATGCGTTAACTTCCTTTAATCTTCTATTAATGTTTTTTTCTATTTCATCTTTAAATAAAACATGTTTACTACATTTAAAACAACCAGTTTTAGAATTTATAAAATTTGAATATGTCGTTTCCCATTCGTAATTATCCAAATTGCATTTTAATTTTATTCTGGTAGAAGAACCATTATATATAAAAGTCTCTCTTAAAGAAGCATTGATCTCTTTTGTTCTATTTTTCACCTTTTCAATAGCCTCTTTTTCATATATCACTTGACCAGCACATCTAGGACACCCATTTTTAATATTAATAAAACAATAATATGTTACAGACCATTCGTGATTGTCTATATTACATCTTAATTTCAGTTTAGATTTATTATTTCTATATAAAAATGGCTCTATTAGAGTGGCGTTAGCTTCTTTTAACCTATTATTAATAATATTTTCAATATATTTATAATTTCTTTTCATATGTTATGAAATCCTTCTCCATCGTTACAAGAATCCAGACTGATCATAACAATCTTTTCTTGATTAGTTTTTTTATTGGTTAAATCGTTATAGCCTTGAGCCATACCACGCTTAAAAATTTCAGAGAAATAGGGTAAAGCTAATTTGTATTTTTTTTCATTAAAATTCGACCATTTTTCGAACATGAAAAGTAAACCAGTTTGTAAGCAGTCTTCTTTGTCGTCCTGTGATTTATACATATTGTTCTTTTTACGAATCATATTTTCCCCAATTAAAATAAACATTCTTTCTGCTTTTTTAGTGAGGAATCCGCGACCCTTACTGAGCACTATTTCGTAGAATAATTCATTATCATCCAAGTAGTTAGCCATTTATCTTTAATTATTTTTTTGAATAAATCACGTCCATAAATTATTTTTATAAAATTACATACACGTAATGATTAATTCCTTGGCTCGTGATGTCCATTTATAATTTGAAGGTATAAATTTGGATTTTATTTTATCCAAGCCATTCTTATTATTTTTTTTTGGGAAACCTAAAAATAAGTTGTTAGGAAATTAACAGATGAGATGGCTTAAAAGGCTTGATTTTTCTATGGAATGCTATATATTGCTAAGATGCTCGTAACGCTTTAATAATCAATTTGAACCTTATATTCCCACTGGATAAAAAAGTTTAAAAAAAAAGTGTCCATATTTATCATTAAAATATGGACACTCGGCTTAATTAATTGATTGTTATTTAATTAAAGATTTCTTAAATTGAATTTTTTCGTCTTTTATGGCGTTTAATTCTTTGTATAAATTATGTCTATGAATTAACAAATTATCAAATGTCAATTTAAGTGATTTGTCAGATTCCAATAAAGCTTGTTCGTTTTTGAGTTCGTCGATTGCTTCGTTGATGTCTTTAATTTTAAGTTCAATTGATTTTTCTTTATCTTCCAAAGTCTTCAATTGTTTCAATTCTTTTGAAAGCTTATTTTCAAAGAAGTGTGTAAGATCGTAATCCAAATCTTTCTTTACGTCGTTGATAAGTTCATTGACTGATTCATAAGCGTAGAATGAACTGCCTGTACGAATGTCTTTGTTGTATAAATACATCTTATCTTTGTAATTGAAAGCATATGATTCCAAATAAGGATTGAGAATGTTTGTAACCTTCAAAGCTATATCTAATTCAACTAGGTTATTTAAGTTTTCTTTCAATGTGTTGATTAAAAGGAAATAATCTCTCTTTAAGTAAGGAATAATTGGTGAGTTGAAAACATTTTCTAATGTAGTTTCAGCGTCTAATTTTTCTTCGTTGATAAACATTGATTTATCATTCTTTGTTGATAGGCTCAATTGTACATTTTCGTCAATTTTAAAAGTAACCTTGTCATTTTCGATTGTTGATAGTTTCATACATTGTTCGAGGATTCTAATTTCTTGAATTTTGTCATCATCTTCGATGTAATCTTCAGCTAGAACTTGTTTTACTTCTTTTTCGTCAATCATAAACCATCTATCGTTTACAAATGCCATATAGCCATCTTCTACCTTTTCTACTATGGTGAAAACTTTCTCGGCTTTACCAGAGTTTGACATGTTTTGTCTTTCGAGTGGTGATCTTGTTAAATTGAATACAATGCTCTTAATTTGTGGCACCCAAA